ATGATTTTACTATAGAACACAAAACCCCTTGGCTTCATTCAGAAGATCCCAGGGGTTTATTTTTTGATATTGACAACATAGCTTTCTCTCACAAGAGTTGCAACTATAAAGCAGCTAGAAACAGGCAGGCTAAACCTTGCCCCTCAACGACATCGTATAGAAACGGTTGTCGATGTGAAGGATGTGTAAAGGTTCAAAGTGATTATAGAAAATCTTGGGAAAAGAAATCCTAAGATTCTGTACCAAATATCATAAACTCAACTACAGTTCCACTAGTTACAGCGTAAGCTTTTAGATCTATAGAACTATTTAAAGGCATAAAAGCAAACTCTCCACCCTGAAGTAGTAATAATATAGGGTTTCCAGATGTTGTAGCATCATATACTATTATATGATCTGATGCTGTAGCATCTGTGTTTTTTACATATAAATAAGCAGGAGCTGTAAAATCTGCTGCTGTATGTAATGTTACTTGACCAGATGCTGTACCTTTAGCTGTAGATGTTATTGCGTTACGAGCTAAACCTGTAGTAGAACTTGCAGTTATAGATGTAGATACAGATAAGTTTAGATTTTGAGATAATAAATCTGTACTTGTTATTGTTAATTTAGGTGTTACTGTTGCCATTTTATTTTAAATTATGTGTGTTTGCAAATATATAAAAATTATTTTTATTGTTTATTATTAAGGGTTAGAATCATGTTCTGCACTTGTTGTACCTAAAAATGTACTCCAATCATACTCAACTACTGTACTTACATACCAAAAAGTATTACTACTTAAGTCAGCATCATTCTGTATTGATATAGTTACTAAGTCTCCTGAGTCAAAATGTTTAGCGTTATCAAAAGCAAAGTGAAATACATGATAATCATCAGTAGATGCTAAAGCTAAAGTTTCTGTCTCCTCTTCTGTCCAGTTTGATGTGCTAAATTGATTAATATTTGGTGCTATAGTGTTGACACCTATAGTCATATTACCAGACCCTGTAATACTAGCTGTTCGTATAGTTACAGAAACAATTCTACCATCACAAGGCATTAACATTGAAGCCTCTTCTTGATATATTGTAGTTTGTTCATTTATATCTTTCCAAGGAATGTAATGTTTTGTTGTACCTAAATCATCAACAAAACTTTGTGAGTATATTTCTCTTTGCTTACCTGTTATTATACCATTAACATTTAAATTACCCGACTCATCTAAACTTCCTACCTCTGTGCTAGCGTTGTTTTCAAATGAAAATTTTTGTCCTGTCTCATCATTGTCAGAATCTATTCTAAAAGTCATATTACCATCAGTGGTAAGGACAGCGTCTGCATCTGCAGCTCCAAACTTAAATACACCTGTAGGCTCTACCATTAAATAAACAGTATCAGTATCACTGCCAGCTGTACTAGCTGCAGCCATACTTACAGGGCCATACTCTGAGGCTATTCTCATATGGTTTTCAAATCCTGCATTATTGTCTGCTAGTTGAATAAAAGCTCTTCTAGTACTATCTTGTTTAAATGTTAATAGAGGGTTACCATTACTTGACGTAGAGTTTAATACTATATTTTCAGAACCATCTGTAACAGTCAATGTTCCTGTTATAGCTTTATCTCCTGTTGTTAATGATGTTGCTGTAGCAGCATTACCAGTACAAGATCCAGACGAACCAGACGCATTACCAGTTAAGTTACCTGAAAAAGTACCTGAAGTTGTGCCAGCTATAGTTGTATTGCCTGACGAGTCAAAAGTTATGCAGGTAGTACCATCATTATCTTTTATGTCATTACCTGATACGGTTAAGTCACCATCTATTTGTAGGTTACCTGACTCATCTAAGTTTGCTATTTCTACATTAAAGTTTTTAAAAGAAAAAGATTGACCCGTTTCATCATTATCTCTATCAAGTGTAAACGTTATGTTACCATCAGACTGAATTTCAAGATCAGTATCTGAACCAGTATTAGTTATGGTACCTGCAGCTGTAAAAATTTTACCATCTTCACCGACACTAAAAAGTACTGCATCTACATTATTTGTTATTTTAAATGATTGATTAGTCTCATCATTATCGGAATCAAGCTTTACTGTCACCTCTCCATCAGATGTAATAGTAACATCAGCATCAGTAGCACTCGTTATTCCCTGTGAGTTAGTTGCTAGTGTTGATGTAGCAGCATTACCTGTAGTGCTTTGATTTAAAGTAGGAACATTGTTGGCGTGAATAGTTCCTGCACCATCTACTGTTAAGTCAACAGGTATAGCATCAACAACTAAATCTATTGTGCCATCGCTATCTTCATATGTTGCACTTATCCTAGTCTCAGTGTTAGATGTAAACATAGCACCTACTATGTCTTGAACCTCTTCTGTAGTAAGCTGTGTATTTGTATCTGTAGATACAAGATCTATTGTTCCATCAGAATCTTCGTATGTAGCTGTAATATTAGTTTCAGTATTACCACTAAACATAGCACCAACAATATCCTGAACCTGTTCAGTAGTTAATGTAGCACCACTAGAGCTAAGTTCAACTTCTGAAACTTCATTACTCTTGTAATATAGTTTACCGTCTGAAGACTTAGTATATATAACACCACCATCACCATCAACAGGAGTTGTTGGAACGTTAACAGACTCCCTTGTTCTAAGGTTGTCAGCTTTTACGTCTCCGTAAAAATCAAAAAGGCTACGTTGTAGCCTTTTCTTTAGTATTCTCATTACCTTAGTTCCGTAATCAGTGACTACCTCACCTATGGATTTATTAAGGGGTGATTTCATTTAGATTTACTTTTTCATTTTAGCACCGTACATTGCTTTTTTTTTCATTTTAGCACCGTACATAGCCTTCTTTTTCATCTTAGCTCCATACATAGCTTTTTTCATGGACGCACCATACATCATTTTACCTTTAAGTTTACCTCCATCTCTTAGCATTTTGTCATCTTTCTTCATACTCTCCATCATCTCTTTACTTCCCATACGACCACCTACAGCCATTTTCTTTTTCATAGATCCACCGCCCATCATCTTTCCTTTTCCATCAGCAGCATAGAATGGCACCATTTTGCCATCTGGTCCTTTAACCATTTTTAACTTGCCACCTTTATTCATCATTTTCATTTTTTTCATTGATGCACCACCTGGTGCTTTTTTAACTGCTTTCATTTTTTTTGTTTTTACAGGTGCAATCATTATAGCTAATGCACCATCATGTTTTGATTTTTTAACTCCTCGCATTCTTATATTTCTTCTGTCCCTTCAAGAACATTATAAAATTTATTAATCAACCTATGTGTTTTACTTGTTACACGATACTGGTTCGGTTGATTTGAGTTCCAGGCTCGTTTTTCAAAGACAAAGATGTAATCCCTTTTAACTAATTCAGGAAACATTCTATCGTTAAAGTTCTTACTAACGTACATATTTTCCCTTATAAACCTCTTGGTAAAAGACCCTTTCTCATCATTTATAAAAAGAAGGAACCTTATTTGATTATCCGTAAGGTCGTACTTTCTTTGGAAGGAGTACATGGTATCACTTAGATACTTCAGGTAATTCCTCATTAGCTTAGATTAAATTAGGTCAAAGATAATAATTTTATTATAATTAAAAAATTATCGTTACATTTGCGTATAAAATAAAAAATTTAAAATAAAATATTATGGCTTTATCAGGAGCAAAATACGAAGAAGCTAGTTTAGGTCAATATGGATCTAGTTTTTTAACTGGAGATGGTGATATATGTGATTTAAATGGAGATTCGGCAACAAGGTATGTTTATGCTATTACTTTTTTAGCAGCCACAAGATTTCAGGCTTTAGAAAATTTAGGTGGTGAAGTAGGATCTATAAGTACAGTTACTGCAGAGAATGATCATGATCACGCAACAGAAGGATTTGGTGCAGCAGGAAACGCAACAGATATTGTTGCTGGTGGATCTGGTACTCAATTTCCTGCTGGGATAACTATATATGGAAGATGGGATTATGTAGAACTACATGAAGGATCTTGCATTTGCATGTTTGCCCCTAAATAAAATTTAACATGGCTTTAGGTTTAGGACTATCAATAACATTACCCCAAATAGATCCAGACACTTTTGACGAGGCTTTCTCTGAAGAGTTTGGAGGTTAAATAATTATATACAATGGCAAAAAGAGATTATACTGCTACTAATATAAAAAACTCTTACAAATCAAAAGTAAGAAGACAAACATTAACTAAAGTAAATGTAGCTGCAGACGAAAAAAGAGCAAGAGCAGAGCTTCTTGATATGATTGAGGAGTTGTTTGAAGAAACTATTGGTGGTATAACATCAGAAAAACTTCGTGCATTTTGTCATATACTAGTAAAGTCAGTAAATAATTCTACTGATGATGAGGCTGAAGCAGATAGCTTAAGCTCTTCTTGTATGGGAGACGACCTTCCTACTTCAGACCCAAGGTCTTCAGGTAGATTGTGGAACGATAGAGGTACAGTAAAAGTTTCAAGAGGATAATGGAAATATTTAAAAACGATAACGCTTGGAATGAAAAAGCTATAGTTGGATTTATAGCTTTTGCTATTATGTGTCTTATAATGATAGCTGACCTTGTTACAGGATGGGTTGGATCAGACCTAGTAATAAACGAGTTTGTATACGATTCATTTGTGTGGGTTGTGTTAGGCTCGTTTGGTATTTCTGGCGTAGAAAAATTTGCTAAAAAATAATGGCAAAAGCAGTAAAAAAAGATAATAGATTAAAAAAAGCTGGAGTATCTGGATACAATAAAGCTAAACGTACTCCTAATCATCCTACTAAATCACACATAGTTGTTGCAAAGGAAGGTGATAAGATTAAAACTATACGTTTTGGTCAGCAAGGTAAAAAGGTAGGGTCATTGTCTGGAACTGCAGGTAAACCAAAAAAAGGTGAGTCAGATAAAATGAAGAAAAAAAGAGCCTCATTTAAAGCACGTCATGGTAAAAATATAGCTAAAGGTAAAATGTCTGCAGCTTATTGGGCTGATAAAGTTAAATGGTAATATGGCACAAGCAATAAAAAAAGCTAAAAAAGGTAGCACTGTAAATAAAGCAGGTAACTATACAAAACCTGAAATGAGAAAGCGTATATTCAATAGAATAAAGGCTGGAGGAAAAGGTGGAGCTCCAGGTCAGTGGTCTGCTAGAAAAGCTCAGATGTTAGCTAAAGCTTATAAAGCTGCAGGAGGTGGCTATAGAAACTAATGAAGGCTTTAAGAAAATCACAAAAAAGTTTAAAAGATTGGGGAGATCAGGATTGGGATTATGTCAGTAAAGAAGATGAAAAAAAGCCTGTAAGCCAAAGAGGTAGATACCTTCCTAAATCTGTTAGAGAATCTTTAAGTCCTAGTGAAAAAGCTGCTACAAATAGAGCTAAAAAAAGAGCTAGAAGAAAAGGTAAGCAATTTGCAAAATACAGTAAAAAAGTAGCCCGAAAAGTAAGAAATGCGTAATGAAAAAAATATTTTATATAATACTATTTATAAGTTTAAACGCAAATTCTCAAGATAGTTTATTTGTAGATTGTGCAGGAAATGAAGCTCCTGAAAACTGGTTGGGTGATGGATTTTGTGATGATGGTTCTTATTCTTTTGATGGTGTCCCTATATATTTTGATTGCCCTGAGTTTCAGTTTGATGCTGGTGACTGTGATCCTCCTATAGATAATTCTGTAATACAGGGTTGTACAGATCCTGAGGCAATAAACTACAACCCACTTGCACAGGTAGATAATGGTGGGTGTGCTAATGTTTCTTGTGATGATGGTGAAGTAAAAATGTTATTAGAGGTTACGCTAGATCAGTATCCAGGTGAAACAGGATGGATACTTACAGATATATCTACGGGAGAGCCAGTAGAAAGTGTTATGGCAGGAGAATATTCTTTTGACCAGGCAAACTCTATGATACCTTATCAAATATGTGTGCCCGAAACAGGTGTTGAACTTATAGTAAGTGATTCATACGGTGATGGGTTAGCTGGATCTCAATGGGGTGGAACTGATGGTAACTTTGTTATTATGGGTGACCTAGAGCCTTGTGGTAGTCCTGATATTATATGGGAGCTGACTGAACCTAATTTTGGAAATGCTGCATACTCAGGAGTTATACAACTAGAGTATTGTGACATACCTGAAGTTTACGGTTGTACTGACAATACTTACTTTGAGTTTAATCCTTTTGCTACGCAAGATGATGGTAGCTGCGAAACACTACATATTTTAGGTTGCATTAACTGGACATCTTTTAATTACAATCCAGAAGCTACATTAAATGAAATAATTCCTGTTTGTGACTACAAGCTTGTAATAGAGGATGATGCTGCAGACGGGTGGGGTGAATCACACTTAGCCTTATTTCAAGGAGATAGTTTAGTTGGTATATATACAATGGGTCCTGGATATTATAGTCAAGAGTTTGATTTACAGCTTAAAACAAATAAGCCAATTGATGTGTATTATTTTGAAGTTGGACAACAACAACAACCTCAAGAAGAGGTGGAGTTTCAAACAATGCACAACTCTTTTTATTTAGAAAATTCAGAGGGTGTATACTTAATGCAGGGTGGTACTAATCCTTTTGCTAACAATGGTCAAGGAGCTTTGCAGCCTTTTCAACCTCCATTTTGGACAGTATATAGTGCTATGCCTTATTGTGGTGATTACTGTATACCAGTTATAGAAGGTTGTATGGAGCAGGATGCTTTTAATTACGATGAAGAAGCTAATACAGATAGCGGAGATTGTCTACCTGTAATCGAGGGCTGCACAAACAGTTTAGCATATAATTACAATGAAGAAGCAAATGTAGATGATGACTCATGTCAGCCTTATGTTTATGGATGTATGGATGCAAGTGCTTGGAATTACAATCCTTTAGCTAATGTTGCAGATGAATCTTGTCTTTATTTTGGGTGCACCGATCAGTTAGCTCTTAATTATGATAGCCTTGCTAATGTAAATAATGATAACTGTATATATCCTGTACCTGGATGTACAGATCCAAACGCCTTTAATTTTAATGTAGAATCTAATGTTAATGATGGTAGCTGCATTCCTGTAGTGATAGGATGTATGGACCCTACAATGTATAATTATAATGAAGAAGCAAATACAGCAAGCGATAATTGTATCCCTTTTATATTTGGGTGTACTGATACTACTGCTTTTAATTACGACCCTGTCGCTAACACTAATAATGAGTCTTGCATTCCAATAATTTATGGGTGTACAGATCCTAACGCTTTTAACTACGACTTAGAAGCAAATACAGAGGACTTCTCTTGTATTGATATAATGTATGGCTGCACTGATAGTACAGCCTTTAATTATGATACACAAGCAAATACTGATAATGGTAACTGCATAGATGTATTAGAGGGATGTATGGATCCTTTTGCTCACAATTATGATGCTGTATATAATACAGATGATGGAAGCTGTTTGTATGATGCAGGTTGTGTTGGAGGTCCTGGGGTTCCTTACTGGCTAAATGATACGTGTTATGCTTGGGTTATTATGGTTGACCCATATTGTTGTAATAACAACTGGGATGACAAGTGTCAACAATTGTATTGGAGTTGTAGCGGAGATAGCGATCTTTATACTAGAGATTTACTTAGAGGTCATAACATAGTTATGTATCCTAATCCTATGAATGACGTATTAAATATATTAACAAATGGTCCTGTAGCAATAAAAGTACATGATGTATCAGGTAAACTTGTTGTTAAAATAAAACAAAGTCAAACACATAAAGGTTTAAACCAGCTAGATGTAAGTTTACTACCTTCTGGGATTTATAATTTTAGTATAACGTATGAAGGTAGAACGACAACTGCAAAAGTATTAAAGAGATGAAAAAATTATTACTAATATTGTTATTCATTCCTTTAATAGGAAACTCTCAGAGTTTACATAAAATATTTAAATATTCTACATTTTATGCTGCAATTAATGGTGGAACATCTTTAGGGGATAATCAAGTTTGGTCTGTAACATCAGGATCTCTTGAGGAGAATGTAATAGAAACTCCATTTGATTATACTTTTTCTATAGGTATAAGAAAAATAAAACGATTTGGATATGAGAATAGAGCTTTAACTTTTTATAACGGTACAGAAAATTCATACAGTGATGCTGCTACAATTGGTAGAGTAGATGGTTTTGAGTATTTATTTGAAGCTGACTTTGTAAGACGTTTAGGTGTAAATTATACTAATCAGCATCATTTTGTAAGGTATGTAGCTGACAATTGGGTTGCTAAGGTAGAATATTTAGAAGATGGTTTTGCTGATATAAAATATTTTGAAGCCTCACAAAGATACAGAAAACAAGTAAGGGAGGGCAAGCTTTCGTTCAACGGGGGTTTAGTGCAAAGACTTGCCGAACCTTACGGGTTTGATCCTTTATCTGACTGGGTACTTGATAATGGTACACTTCATTATACATACCTTGCTCTTCAAGAAGGATACAACATTACCCTAGGGGGAGAGTATTTTTCACCTGACGGAGAGCTTGTAGCAAACAGTCAAGAGGTATGGGAAGAGGTTGTTATACCACAAGTTATAAATAATTATGTAGAAAAACAAAGAAATTCTATATCTAATATTGTAGAGTACTCTTTTGTTTTAGGTTTAGACTATTATCATTTTACAAAAGATTTTTGGTTTCATACTTGGGGAAACATTATGCCTTACCACTTAGACACTGATAATATATACTCTTATCACAAGTTTAATAATGGTCAATGGATAGACTACTCTCTTGGTTTAATATACGGTTATAGATTTAATAAAAGTTTAGGTATATTTGTAGAGGGTAGATACAATAAGTATTGGAACAGACAGTGGCACAACTTTAGTGTTGGCCTTAATTATGTAATATTTTAATCATGGCAAAAGAATTAAGCGAAGAAACATCATTTAATATAAGTTTAAAAACACTAGCAGGTATTGCTGTTCTTATATTTACATTGGTTGGGATGTGGTTCACACTTCAAAATGATATAGCAGATGCTAAGGAACTACCTCTTCCTCCTGATCCTGAAATTACTCGTATGGAGTATGATATGAAAGATCAGCTTATTAGACAAACTATTATGACCACTCAAGAAGATGTAAAAGAGATAAAAAGTCAAATGATTAGAATGGAAGAGAAGATTGATAACTTAAGATAGGGTTATGAAAAACTTACTAATTACATTTTTCTTTATATCATTATTATCTTTTGGTCAAGACTTTCCTGATGGAATGGTGGCTGTTGAGTTTAATGCTAGTTTTAATAAGTCTAACGAAGTTAGTTGGCTTCCTAAGCTTACGGACTGTGAAATAGAAAGAGTTGATATAACAGCAGACGCAAGGTGGTCTAAAGAATATAAGATAGTAGTTGTTCCTACTATTGTAATATTTAATAACAATGAAGAAGTAAAAAGATTTCAAGCAAATATAATGATGACTATGGAAGCTACTAAGAGTGAAGTTCAGAACTCTATAGACGAAATAGTAATGGAAGCATTTTAAATTTAAATTATGAGTTTAAGTAAAAATTTTTCTCGCTCAGAGATAGAACACAGTAACACAGCAAAAAGATTAGGTATTAGTAATGAAATGTCTGAAAAACATTTGGAAAGCATGCAAAGGCTTATTGATAATCTCATTCAACCTATGCGTGACGCTATTGGTCCTATTCGTATTAGTAGTGGTTATCGCAGTCCGAAACTCAATAAAGCTATTGGGGGATCATCTCGCAGTCAGCACAGCAAAGGTGAAGCTTTGGATTTGCAGTTTTGGGAAAAAGGAAAAATGAATAACAAAGTTATTTATGACTGGGTATTAGAATCAGGTGTAGAGTTTGATCAAATGATAAACGAATTTGATTTTTCTTGGATACACATATCTCTTAAATCGAGAGAGAATAGAAGTCAAGTTCTTGAGGCCTACAAAAATGAAAAAGGAAAGACTGCTTATAAACTAGTTTAGTTATGAGTAAATTATTAAACTTTTTAGGTGGTGGTGTTGTAAAACAGGTTGGAGATGTAATAGATAATCTTAGTACATCTGAGGAAGAGAGATTAGAAGCAAAGCGTAAAATGGAGGAAGTTCTTATGCAGGCTGAATCGCAAGCACAAGAACAAGTTACTAGACGATGGGAGGCAGACATGAAGTCTGACAACTGGTTATCTAAGAATATTAGACCTTTGATATGTATATTTTTAACTGCAATTTTTGTAGTTTTGTCAGTGTTTGATGGTAATATAGGGGAGTTTGTTATTCAAGAAAGCTACATACCTATATATCAAACATTATTAATAACAGTATATGGAGCTTACTTTGCAGGTAGGTCTATAGAAAAAATAAGAAAAAAGTAAATGAGTAATTTAAAAGGAAAATCTATATCCTCCACTTATAAGAATCTATTACAAACTTCTGTAGAGTTAACAGATGGTAAGTTAAAAGATGTAGAGACAGGTGCTGGTAACATCACTTCATTGAAGGTGTCTACAGATAAAGTTTCTGTAACTAAATTAGGTGTAGGTACAGGATCATCAACTCCTGATGGTTTACTTCATGTTTTATCAGTTAGTGCAGGGGCAGTAAATGCTAGCTCTTTTGCTAACCAGGTAGTTTTAGAAAACTCTTCAGATTCTGGAATGTCTATATTATCTGGCACATCAAATTCTGGTAATATTTATTTTGGAGATGTAAACAAAAACAATGCAGGTCAGGTATTTTACGACCACTCTAGTGATTCTTTATCTTTTGCTACAAATGGATCTGAAAAAGTTAAAATTGATAAAGATGGAAATCTTAAAGTAAGTGGTACAGTATCTCAGTCAGATGATAGATTTGAACTTGTAGAGTACTTTGAAAAAGTTCCAAGCTTAGGCATAACAGATGCTCAAGTTAGTCAAGCTACTGACGCTACAACTGCAGTTACTTTAAATGCTAAATATGGTATAATAACAATGCAGTCAGTTGACTTAGCTGCTACAGATACTGTAGAGTTTACTTTTAATAATGCTCACATATACGGAGCAACATCTCAAGTTTTAGTTACTTTACAAGATGGTGGTACTATAGTTGATAACGCTATGGTTAATGTTATCGTACATGATATAGCTGATGGTAGTTGTAAAATTAGAGTTGGTACTAATGGTACTGACATTGCAGCTCAAGTATTTAAATTATTTTTTATAGTAGATCCTTACATTATTCCTAATCAAAACTTTGTTTTAGGAGGAGTTAGTGGTGGTTCTTTACAAGTGTCTTCTGGATCTGGAAGACCTACAAATTTTGCTGGTATTAAACTAGCTACAGGAACAACTGATAATGATTTTACTGTTTTAACACCTAGAGATGCAGAAACTGAAATGCCATCTGGTCATGATTCTTCTGCTTGGTCTTCTGTTCCTTTCGGTACAGAAAATAAAATAGAGTTTTCTTGTGGTATATCTACATCAGTAACTATAACTGAAACTGCTATATGGGCTGGGTTAAAATTAACAGAAGTTGGTACTATTGCTACAGACGCAGATCAAGCTTATTTTTTATACTCTAGTGATGATGATGCACAAACAGGGACTTTAACAACAAATGGTAATTTACATTTTGTATATAGTGTAGGTGGAACAGATTTTATAACAAACTTAGGAATAACAGTTACTACCAATACTGTTTATAGGTTAAGAATATCTTTTGATGAAAATAGAAAGATTAGTGTTTTTGTAAACAATGTTCAATATGGTTTAGTTACCACTGCAACAGCAGGTGGAGGAACTCAGTCAATAAGTACAACAAAATCTTTAGCTATGACTGACGACATAGATTTAGTACCTTTTGTTGGTATTCAAACTTTAACTACTGCAAGTAGAGGTATGCAGGTAGGATATGTAAAACTATCTAGAGATTTATTCGAGTAGTAAAATATATAATAAATTTAAATTAAAGAAAAATGGAAGCAATAAATCCTATTATAAGAAAAATAACAATAGGGGACTTAAAGCAAGGACTGACTTATCAGGTAGGTCAAAAGATGCTTGGAGGTTCACTAGAAGTCACCGCAATAATTCAAGACGAAGCGGCTTGGTATAAGCATCAACAAGTAGTGTATGATGTGTATATAAAAAAAGATGAAGAGGAGTTTTCAAGACCTTGGAAAAGGTTTTTTTCTCAGCCAACAGCAATAGAATACAATACTGCTGTTTTAGATGAGTACGAAGTAAAGTAAACTTAAATATAATCAAAAATGAAGCCAATTAAAGACATATACTGGATAGAGGTAGAAAAAGAAACAGAAGATACCATAATGTTAAACGGTGTAGAATTGTATAGAGATACCTCTTATGATCCTATGAGATTAGCAAGACAATATGGTACGGTGTATAAAACACCAATGCAAGACACTAAAGAAACTGGAATACAAGAGGGTGATAAAGTTTGGTTTCACCATTTTGTAGCAACAGATACGAATCATGTCAAGCATGCTGATAAGGATAATATATATCAAGCTTTTGCAGAGCAGATATACCTTGTTAAAAGAGAAGATGAGTATATTCCTGTAGGGGTATGGAATTTTATGGAGCAAGAAATGAAGGAACCAGAAAAAACTGAGTCTGGTATATTTTTAGAAACTTCAGCATCTGAAGTAGAGCTTCATGGAAAGGCAGTTATAATAAATGACTGGATGAAAGATCAGGGAGTTAAAGAAGGCGACAGAGTTATGTGGAGTGAAAACTCTGAATATGACATGAATATAGATGGACAAAAACTTCTTCGCATGCGTAACTTTGATGTCTTAGCAGTTTATGAAGGAGCAGAATAGAGATTATGCTCTTAAAACTTTAGAGAAGTTAATAGAAGCAAGTAAGGGAGCTGTAGATCTTCTTATAGAAGAGATAGGCAAACCTTTAATAGAAGAAGATGACGCTAAAAGAAGACAGGCTATAAAAGCAAAAAGAGAATGTTTTGAGGACTGTCAAGAAATTCTTTTAGGAATAAAAAACCTTGAAGATAGAATCAAGGAAGGAGAATCCTTAATAGAAGAGAAAAAAGATTTTAAAGGATCTTTTGCTGAACGGTATGCAAAAAAGTGATACTATATATCTAATAGAGGGCAGTGAAGGAGAGGTATTAGAGTTTGAAAACTTAAATATAATTTTACCTAAAAAACCTAGATATAAAAAAGATATACTATATCACAACCTACCTAAAAAACAACAAAGATGGGTTAGGCAGGATATACCAAAGGGGTTGACAAGAGAGAACGCTACAGATTATGTAGACTATATAGATGAAGAGTTTAGAAGAAGAAGGGATGGTTTATGGTTTTACAACAATGGTGTTCCTACTTATATTACTGGATCGCATTATATGTTTATTCAGTGGAGTAAAATAGATGTTGGTTATCCTGATTACAGGGACGCTAACAGAACGTTCTTTATTTTTTGGGAAGCGTGTAAAAACGATAAGAACTCATACGGTATGTGTTTTCTTAAAAACAGACGTAGTGGTTTTTCTTATATGGCTAGTAGTGAGATAGTTAATCAAGCTACTCAAGTTTACGATAGTAATTTTGGTTTACTTTCTAAAACTGGTGCTGATGCTAAAACTATGTTTACAGATAAGGTAGTTCGTATATACAGAAACTATCCATTCTTTTTTCAACCTATACAGGATGGTTCTAGTAATCCTCGTGTTGAGCTTGCTTTTAGAGAGCCTGCAAAAAAGATTACTAAAAACCAAAAGCATATAGAAAAGTCTGAAGCTTTAAATTCTATAATAGATTGGAAAAATACTGCTGATAATAGTTACGATGGTATGAAGCTTAAACTTTTAGTACATGATGAAGCTGGTAAGTGGACAGGTCAAAACTCTATAAAGAAAAACTGGAGTGTAACTCAAACGTGTCTTTTATTAGGTAGAAAAGTGGTTGGTAAATGTATGATGGGTTCTACTGCTAATAAACAACAAGATGGTGGTGCAGAGTTTAAAGATATATTCTATGACTCAGATATGGGAGAAAAAGATCTTAACGGTAGAACAAAGAGTGGCTTGTACAAATTATTTATACCTGCTTATGATAACCTTGAAGGTTTTATAGATGAGTATGGATATAGTGTTATAGACACTCCTGATAAGCCAGTTATGGGTATTGACGATATGTATATTGATACTGGTGCTAGAGATTATATACAAAATAGAAGAGATGTTTTAAAAAATGATACTACTGCTTTATCTGAATTTAAAAGACAGTTTCCATTTACTGTAGAGGAAGCATTTAGAAATGACACACAAAGTTGTATATTTGATGTCGAAAGGATTTATCAGCAGATGGATTATAACGAAGTTAATAATACTCCTACAACAAGAGGAGAGTTTGTTTGGAAAAATGGCGTACAAGACAGCGAAGTTATATGGATACCTCACAGAAAAGGTAAATGGGAGATTACTTGGGTTCCAGAGATTCAAAACCAAAATGTTATTACATCTAGGTATAACAAGAAGTTCCCTGGTAAATCAGATGCTTTGGTTGCAGGATGTGACCCTTATGATCATGATACCACTACGGATGGTAGAAGGTCTGATGCTGCTGCTCATGTATTCCATAAGTTTAGCATGGCAAGTGATGCGTCTATGCAGTTTGTGTGTGAGTACATTAATAGACCTCCTAAAGCGGAGATATTTTACGAAGACATGATTAAGATGTGTGTGTTTTATGGATGTCAAATATTAGTAGAGAATAATAAAGTAGGAATACTAAAGTATTTTGAAAACAGAGGATACTATGAGTATTTAATGGATAGACCAGATATGACTCACACAGAGTGGAGTAGAGGAAAGCAAAAGACAAAAGGAATACCTGGATCAGGTGCTGCAGTAATAAATGCTCAAGCAGAGGCTATAGCAACATATATATATGACCACGTTGGTTATAATGCAGACACAGGAGAGATTGGAAGATGTTTTTTTAACACGCTTTTAGATGATTGGAGTAGATTTGAAATAGATAATAGAACAAAGTACGATGCTAGTATATCGTCATCATTGGCTTTACTAGCGTCACAGAAATATATAAAACCTAAAAAAGAAATAAAAAAAGCACACCCTATAGTAAAAAAATATAATGTTAAGGGGATGTATAGTAAAAGAATTAAGGCATGATGTATAATAATACAAAAGATAAGTTAAATGGCTATCCTTCTCCGTTAGCTACGAATGAAGAGAAAGCTGACATTAAGTATGGTCTTGATTACTTTAAGGCTATGTATTATGATCATAGTAAAAATTCAGATGTCTACCATAGAGATAGAAAGATAAGGTATTCTAGAAATAGAGCATACGCTGAGGGTAGTCAAGACATAGGAAAGTATAAAGACCTATTAGATGTACAAGGTGATACTGCTTATCTTAATATAGATTTTACTCCAGTATCAATAATACCAAAGTTTGTTGACGTTATAGTTAATGGTATGGTTAATCAGGAGTACGATATAAAAGCCAAATCTATAGACCCTATAGCTGCAGAAGAAAGATTAAATAAAAAGAAGCAGATGTATGCTGACATGATTACCAAAGACTTTGTAGAAGGTCTAGAAGATCAAACTGGTATACCTCTTGCTCCTAAAGGTTTTGTTGCTAAAAGCTCTGAAGAGATAGATATGTTTATGGCTATAAACTACAAGCAAAATGTAGAGATAGCATTAGAAAAAGCAATAGAATATACTTTAGATATAAACGATTACGATGAAGTTAAAAGATTAATGATTCGTGATTTAGTTGTTTTAGGTTTATGCTCTTCTAAAATTGAGCTATCTCCTTCTAGAGGTGTTACAATTAGACACGTAGATCCTGCTAATCTTATTACTTCATATTCATCAAAGCCTGACTTTAAAAACGTTAGACATGCGGGTGAGATTTACTCAATGACTATAGCTGATCTTAAACAGCAAGCTGGAGATCAGTTTAGTGAAGATGATTATCAGAAGATAGCTAAAGAGTATGCAGGTAAGAATAACAACCCTATGACTTATGGTGATAGAGCTTACTATGACAATGGTAACGAAACTTATGATTATGATAAGTTTAGTGTTAATGTTTTAGATGCTGAGTTTATTACAAGTCACTCTTTAAATTACGAGAAGAAAGAAAATAAGTTTGGTGGTTTTTCTGTAAATAAAAAAGCATCTAACTATAAGGCTCCTAAAAACTCAAAAACTAAAAGAGAGAACATAGGATCTACAGTAAAGGTAGTTTATACTGGTAAGTATATAATAAATACAGATTATATATTTAATTATGGTATGATGGAAAACATGCCTAGATCTAAATCTAATTTATCAGAAACTAATTTATCATATATTATATATCAACCTAATCTTTATAAGATGAAGAGTAAGTCTTTGGTTGATAGAATGATTCCTTTTGCTGATCAGATACAATTAGCTCACCTTAAAATACAACATGTTCTTGCTAAGGCTAGACCTAAGGGTGCAGCCTTTGAGATAGGTTCTTTAGAGAACGTATCAAAAGGTGATGGTGGTACATTTACTCCTTTAGAGCTTCAAGAAATATACGATCAAACTGGTAATATATACTATAGACGTATAGATGATGAGGGTAACATGACAGGTGCAGTACCTATTGCTGAGTTAGAAAATGGTATAGGTAGAGATTTTGGAACTTTAATAAATGTTTATAATCATAATCTACAGATGATTCGTGATGTGACTGGTATTAATGAAGCACGTGATGCTTCTCAGCCATCTAGCGAAGCACTTGTAGGTGTTCAGAAGTTAGCTTTACTAGCATCTAACAACGCTACAAGAGATATAAATGACGCTTACCTAAATGTTACAAAAAGAACTTCTCAGTGTATATCTATGAGAATGCAAGATCTTTTAAATTATAAGGGTCTACATAATATGTATAGTAATGTCATAGGTGACACTGCAATGCACAGCATAGATATGATGAAGAAGATGTCTATACATGAGTTTGGTATAACTCTAGAGGTTGCACCTAGTGAAGAGGAAAGACAAATGATGGAGCAAAACATTCAAGTTTCTTTAGCTCAAAAAGAACTTAGACTTGAAGATGCTATAATGATACGTTCTATTAGAAATATTAAGATGGCTAATCAGATGCTTGTTCTTCGTAGAACTAAATATCAAGAAGAACAGCAAGCTCAAGCAAGACAAGCTTCAGAGCAAAATGCTATGATGCAACAACAGTCATCACAGCAGGCTGCACAGTTAAGACAGCAAGAGATGCAGGCTGAAGTTCAAATGGAGCAAGCACGTATTCAAGCTAAGAATCAGGCAGAGATGCAGTTAAAGCAATTAGAGTTTCAACTAAAAGAACAGTTTGAGCAAGCTCAACATCAACGAAGGTTGAGGGAAATAGAGTTAGGTAATTTAGGTAAAGAAGGTACTGCTTCCATACAGGGAGAGGTTCGTAAAGATATTCAACAACAGTCTGCTATGAATCAATCTCAACTTATAGAACAGAGAAAAGATCGTAGAGGCCCTTTAGGTGAAGAGCAAAACATATCTCAATAGTTTGATATTAATATAAAAAAAATTATATTTGCGAAAATAAAATAAATTAAATTTAAGACAATGGATATAAGAGAAGACTTATTAAGTAAACTTGGTGGAGAGGTTGTTCAACCACAAAACCAACAAAATATTGTAGACTTGACTGGTGATGAAAACCAACCAGCTGAGTCTCAACCTACAACGCAGGAACCTTCCAACGTTGTAGATTTAACACAAGAGAGTTCTTTAAATACTGAGGAGACTAACGTTGATGAATCTGAAGTTAGTCAACAGCAAGAGGGTGAGGAAATCAGTGATGACGAAGTTGTCTTACAATACCTTAGCGAAAAGCTTGGGCGAGACCTAACATCATTTGATGATCTTAACACAACAAGTGAACAAACAGACTATGAAGACTTTGCTAGCGATCAGCTTCGAGTTATCAATGAGTATGTTAAAAACACTGGTCGTACAGTTCAAGATTACCTAAACACTCAAACTGTTGATTTATCCAACGTGTCTGATGATGCAGTCTTAAAGGAG